GCTCAAAGCATTACGCCTAACAGCTGGAAAACAACACTCACCACTTTAGAGCCAATTATTGACGGCTTTATATTAGACTCATCCATATACGGTTTGCTTGACAGCGGCGTATTAAGTTATTAAGGAGATAGGACTATGGCAGCTGGATTAGGTTTTAAGACCTTTACTACTGGCGAGGTACTTACGGCAGCTGACACTAACGGCTACCTAATGCAAGGCGTACTAGTGTTTGCCTCAGCGGCAGCGCGAGATGCAGCTATAACCTCACCACAAGAGGGCCAATGCTGTTACCTTAAAGACACCGATGCCGTGCTGACCTACTCAGGTGCAGCCTGGGTTGGCTTTGACGATAGCAACGCTATACAAAATGCAATAGTGGATGCTAAAGGTGATTTAATTACAGCTACGGCAGCTGACACTCCAGCTCGTTTAGCAGTAGGCACAAACGGCCACGTTTTAACTGCTGACTCGACACAAAGCACAGGAATTAAATGGGCTGCACCAGCAGGCGGTGGTAAAGTCTTGCAGGTAGTTGCTGCATACACAACAACTGCAACAGTTACAACTTCCAGCACTTTCAATACAACTACCTTAACTGCAAGCATTACACCTTCATCAGCAACTAGTAAAGTTTTAGTTATGCACAATTTGCAAGAAGTGTATAAAAACTCTGGAGATGCAGATAACGCGGTCAAAATAAGATTAGTGCGCGGAGCAACTGCTTTAAGCACATCTTCCAATCAAACTGGTTGGACACAAGTGAGCAATAAATTGACAGTTTCACAAAGTGCAAGTTATTTAGACTCACCAGCAACAACATCATCAACTACATACACAGTCCAGTTTGCAAGTTATATCAATGGGCAACAATCTTATGTTCAACTTTCTAATGGAGAAAGTTCAATTATTCTTATGGAAATTGGTGCGTAATGACAATACTAGAAATTGCAAGAGCATTACAACAAGTTGCTCCTAATACTGAGTGGACAATAGCAGGAGAAAATCTAGATAATTTAGTTTGGTTGGATAAATCACCTCAGCCAGCAAAAGAAGCAATTATTGCTGCTATTGCCAATTTACAACCCGAGCCTGAGCCAACTGTGGCAGATAAACTGGCAAGCGTTGGCCTATCCGTTGCAGACCTTAAAGCGGCACTAGGGCTTTAATGCAGACTAGCTACAACGGCTGGCCAGCATCTAAGGATCAGGCTGAGATAGGCGTTAAGCCTTTTAAGGTAGAGGGCACAAACCTTAAAATCCGCTGCGCTGAAAAGGTAGCGCCGTTGCTTATTAACTTTGCTAAAGAGTTCAATGAGCTAATAGAGCCAATAGAGGGCGGCACGTTTGACGATTGGGGCTATGCATACAGAGACGTAAGAGGTGTGGTAGGCAAACTTAGTAACCACGCCAGCGGCACAGCTATAGACCTAAACGCAACTAAACACCCTTTAGGCAAGGTAGGCACGTTTGAGGCTAGCAAGGTACCTATGATCCGTGCCCTGGCTAAAAAGTACGGCCTAACCTGGGGCGGAGATTGGACTAGAAAAGACGAGATGCATTTTGAGATAAGTATTGGCCCTGAAAAGGTCAGGGTTTTAATTACTAAGTTAGGATTAGAAAATGCCAACTAGCGCACAGGTAAGCGTAGGCACTACAGCTACATTATTGGTAGCTGCAAACTTTATGGATCAAACCGTGTGGATACATAACTCAGGCGGTGCCCTGTACATAGGTGCTAGCAACGTAACCACAGCAAACGGTTACAAGCTAGATACTGATGACAAAATGGAGTTACCTGTAGGTGACAATGAAGGCCTTTATGGAATTGTGGCCTCAGGTACTAACACAGTATTTATACTAAAACAGGTCAACTAAGGGGCATTGAAGGAGCAATACAATGAAAGAGCAACTAAAGGCTGCGGCCTTGTCCTACCTACGTGCAGCTCTATCGTGCGTGGGTGCGCTGTATCTATCAGGTATCACAGACCCTAAAGTACTAGCTAATGCTTTTCTAGCTGGGCTAATTGGGCCAGTACTTAAAGCTATAGCACCTAATGAGAAGCAACTCGGAATAGGCGCTAAGTAAGTGTCGCAGGCCCAGGCATATATAGCTGTAGCGTTGGGGATCGCTACGCTTTCAGGGCTTATGGCTGGGCTTGTGCGGCACCTTGTTAAGTACTACCTATCTGAGCTAAAGCCTGACGGCAACGGCGGGCATAACCTTGTAGGGCGCGTTGAGCGTATAGAGATACGAGTAGATAAGATTTACGAGCTGTTGCTAGAGGACAGACTCAGTAAGTAGGGCGTGTCGCGTTGCCTTTTGTCAGTAGCTAGGTTCATACTTTAACTACACACGCCGAGAGGGCTACTCGGATAAGTAGCTTATCGGCCTTAACAAAGGGCGAAAGATGAACAGTTTAGATCTAATAGTGGTAGGTATGGTTTGCCTATTTATGGGCTTATTTATCTACGCAGCTTATGAAATGGGCTACAAGGTAGGCCTGGGTGAAGGTTACCTACGTGGCCGTAATATCGCTAAGGCGCTTAAAGAAGCTGAGGCCAAGCGATGAGTAACTTTTTAGAAGGATACGAGGATGTCAACGCCCGCATTATTAGGGCACGTGCAGAATATCCGACCCTACGCCTTGTTGCTTATATCGAGGATATAGACATAACAAAAGGTTATATTTTGGTTAAGGCTGAGGCCTACAAAGAGTACGAAGATCACCTACCAAGCGCTGTTGATTATGCTTTTGAGATGCGTTCAGACCGTGGGGTTAATTTACACTTTTGGGTAGAAAACGCGGTAACTAGCGCTTATGGGCGCGTTATCGGTTTGCTTACACCTGGCGGTATTGCTCGCAGTACAAAACAGGATATGGAAAAGGTAGAGGCGCTTAGCACTAAAGACGTAGCACCTGTTAGCGATGATCTATGGGCTACTACACCCGTAGCACAGACCATAGAGGCTGTTAAAAACGAGCTAGGCGGCATCTATTTACAGGGCAAGCCTGAGTGTAAACACGGTGCCCGCGTTTGGCGTACAGGCACAAGCGCTAAGACAGGCAAAGAGTGGGGCAACTACAGCTGTATCGAAAAGAGCAAGGCCACACAATGCGACCCCGTTTGGTATATGCAGACCTCTACAGGCTGGGCGCCCCAGGTATGAGCGACCAATACGAGCTAATAAACCTACAGGCTATGACAGGCAAATTGTTTATAGACGGTGAGCTAGCAGCTGAGTACAAGGTAGAGCAGTGCGATAAATGCGCTATGGTCACGCAGCTAGATAAGTTTGGCTATCAAAAAAACAGCTATGAAAATATCATATGGTTTTGCAAAGGTTGCCGCTAATGGATATAACTTTAACAAAAGCCGAGCAGTTAACAGCACATAAAGCCGCTATATTTTTAGCAGAAAATAATACAGATTATTGGCCAAACGCGACTACTGGAAGCGTTCTAAGTTTGCACGATTTTTTAGCGCAAGATGCTCAAAGCATAGCTAGTGAGTGGGCGGTGGCAAAACTTATGGGTTACGCTTTTGATCCATATAAACAAAAAGGCAAACGCATAGCAGATGTAGGCGATAACCTAGAAATTAGGTGGACTAAATACGATTACGGCAAGTTAATAGTGCGTAATTATGACCGTAATGAAGATATAGCTATTTTAGTAACGGGTGAAGGTCCAACATACACAGTAGTAGGGGCTATGCCAGTAAAAATGGCACGTACAGATAAATATAAACATCCTACCCAGCCTAATTATTGGGTGCCACAACCCGATTTAAGAAGCATAGAAATGGCACTTTATGTCAATACGCTTTGAGTGCCGTAGCTGTAAGAAGATAACAGAGCAGATAGAGCGCATAGTGACAGATAACCTGCCCGCTAACGTAAAAGTTTTACAATGCAAAACTTGTAGCAAAATGAGCGTATGCCTATTGGTCACTTATGCCGATGTATGAGTATGAGTGTATTAGCTGCTCAATACGCTATGAGGTGCAGCGATCTATACACGATGTGAATATACCTAAGTGTTGTGGCTTTGATATGCGCCGTATTTATGACCCAGTAGGTGCCATATTTAGGGGCACAGGTTGGGGCAAAGATGCTAAATAGTTATCCACAGGAGTTATCCACAGCCAGCAAAAACCTGTGGACGACACGCAGGCGATACGCTCAACTTATCCACATACTCGCTAGTAGCTTGACACCTACGCTAGCATCACAACTCGCTGGCGAGCCGCTGAGGCGGATAGCTCGCAGGCGATGTTTGGTGCTTGTGGGGCTGTATTGTGTAATTGGGATTACGCCAGCAAAGGCTTACGATCCAAACGTAGAGAGCTATAAGTTATATGCTCATATGAAGCTATTAGATGATAAGCAATATAGATGCTTAGTAGTGTTATGGCGTATGGAAAGCCAATGGTCACCTACAGCTAAGAATAAAAAGAGCAGCGCATACGGCATACCTCAGTTGCTAAAGATGAAAGAGACTAACCCATATAAACAGATAGACTTAGGCTTAAAGTATATTGCTAAACGTTATGGCAATCCTTGTAAGGCTTTAGATCATCATAAGAAAGTAGGGCATTACTAAGTGAAGGCTAAAGACCCTAGAGACGGTAGGCGCTACAAGGCCAGGCGCTTACAGGTGCTAAACGC